CGTCTAACCCGTCAATGCACCGGCTCTCAACCCATAGGACTATCGACCATGTAGGCCAGTCGTTGATGTCGCCACCAACTTCTAGAAGTAATGGTAACCATTCGGCGCAACGGGGGTACATGATGCCCATAGTTTCAACTATCGGATTAATCGTTGTTGTCGTCGTAGGAGGAACTGTCGTGGTAGTGGTCGTAACGGCAACCGTGGTTTCAACGGGGGCAACAGCGACCGTTACAGGTGGCAATGCGGGCTGTGGAACGACACTAGCAGTACCGCACCCAACCAATAGCAATAAAGGTAGTAAACGTTTCATATGTTTTCTCTCTCTCAGTAGCCAGCTTGCTTCAGCAAGCCGACCATCATCTCTAAAGTCATAACACAATACTGTTGTGCAGGATCACCAACGCCCATACGTTTAGCAATCAACACACCGAAGTCAGCGTGAGCGTTAGTCGTTTCGACCGCTGTCTCACGCAACCATTCGGACAACTTTAATGTCTTATGGTTCTTACATTCCCAAACGATACCTGGTGTACCGGTGATATCCCCTTCGTCGAACTGGCCTGTTAAAGCTTTGCGTTCGGCGTGGGGGAAACCGTGTTCTTGTAAATATCTGGTAACAAGCGTTTCAAACGCTGTCCCTTTTTGCTTCTGCTTGCTCATTGACGGACTCCAATGGTATTCGCTGTTGCCGTTTACTTTTACAAGTGTGCATTGGCACACCGTTCAACGGTACATGGGTTACTAATGTTGTCCGGCATAGGGGACACCACCAGTTTACCTTATGTCCATCAGAAAGGTTCTTCGTCATCATCAATTACATCTGCATGCAGGGCTTTTGCGGCACGAGCAGTGGGGTCACTAGCACCCCAACGTAACGAAACACCTACTTCGTCAGCGATAACTTCGACACGCTTGCCTTTTGTTCCGTCTTTCTTTTCGAAGTTTTCAATCTGCAAACGACCAATAACAATTACACGAACACCTTTACCAATTTTGTCGGCAACACTTTCTGCCTGTTCACCAAATACCACGATGTCATGCCAAGTTGTTTTCTTGTTGTCGTCTTTACCGGAAGTGTCAGCGACACTGAATTTGAGGATCGCTAAATTAGCCGGCGTGTATTTCAGTTCGGGGTCTCGCCCTACGTTCCCTGCAATAGTGATGTTGTTCATTTGGTTTGGCTCATTTCTTTGAAGGCGACACGAAGTTTTGTCATGTCGTCGTTGGTTACATTGGATAGGTCTACGCCAGCGGCATCGGCTACTTTGTCGTGGTCTAGGTTTGCACCTGCACAAGCTTTGATGAACTTGCCGACAATCTCAGGATCAACAGGGATCGTTGATGTTACTTCAACGTTCGCTACTGGTTTTGGTGCAGGCTTGCGGGCAGGAATACTTTTTTGTGGTGCTGGTGCGTGACCGCCCAGGTCTTCCCATTCGTTTTTAGTCCACAATGCGAGGCTGATACCGAATCGCATAGCAGCGTTACGCAAGAAGTCACCGACAAGTTCTTTGTCTAGTTCTTGTTTGTCTGCACGAACGCTACCGACACCTAACATTTTCTTGCCGTGAACAATGAGGTACGCCCACATGGTTGCCATACCGTTTTCGACATGGATCGCTGGCCGACCGTTATCCCATCCGCATGGTTCGTATGACCACAGTGGATCAATCTCAATGAGGATGCGTGTGATGTCTGCGTGACCAACGAAATCTAGTTGGATGCCACCCTTAGGCAGCTTGCCAACAATCTTCGGGTCTGGTACAGCGTAGTTGGTAAGAACTTCCGCTAACAATTTCTTTTGGTTTTCCATTATTTCTCTCCTTGTAAGTGAATTAACATAACACAGGTTGTGTGCTTTTGAATAACATATCAATAAGTTTAGGCGTATTTACATCAGGGCCAAATTTAATGAACGTACCATCAACACTATCAACACCCCACATAAAAGCTAGTCGCATCCGTTTGGTGCTATTCACTCTACCCATATGAACGTGTTTGTTTCTATCTTTTGCTTCACCAGTTATCCGGCGGGCTGTATCAGATAACTTGTATTGAGTTGTGCCACCGATAAATATGCAATCTAGTTCACCCCACGGGATCGAGTTACCGTTTTCTCCGTCTTGTAAAACATAGGTTGCTTTATGCCCGATGGCTTTAACATATTCGGAATGTGTGTCCCACAGTAATCGAGTTTGTAAAGCATCTCCAACTACATCCGGTACTACGGTGAACAATGGTGTTGATGGCCATTTGTTTAACCATTGTTTCCATTTGTTTTCTTTCCAGTTAGATGAGAAGCAACCGTTGTCTGCGGCTGCTACCCATCCTGGTTCACCTAGTTTGTATTGCCCGTGTGGTGTTGGTGTTGCCATGAATCCGATACCTGCGTCTTTAAGCATTTGTTTTAAGTGTGGTTCTTTAGGAAGTGCGCCGCTGAGATAAATCACGGTTGTAAATCCAAATCAGTAGTCCAGCCAACAGACTGACGTATGCCTTGCCGATAACTTGTCCTTGCCAAAACATTGTTGACCCGAAAGCAATCTGGAGGAACAACAAGGAATCGACTACGCCACCAATGATCCCTGATACAACTACTGCGGTCACAATCCGCTTTTTATGTAGCGGTGTGTAGATACAGAAGTCAACTAGTTCTCCGATTGCAAATGCGATAACTGAAGCTGTCGCAATATTTTTATCTGCAAGCAAATAGGAAATTAGTGATCCTAAACCGATAGCGATTAAAGCAATCTTTCGCCCTGAGACACGTTGAATAATGTCTCGTGCAAATAAAGCGAAACCGATTAGTAAAACTCCTGAGGGTGCGGAGTATCCGAAACCGACAGGTATTGTGTGTGGGCCATCTGGGAAACTTTGAGTTCCAATATTGGAAATCATCCAGTTGGCTGCCGGTATTGATAAACAATAAGCTGCAAACGCTAAAATCTTTTTCATTATTTTTCTCCCTTGAATCGCATTACTCGATACTGACTTGTTTTCTGGTATTGATGGAACAACTCTGGATTCTCCGAGGCAAGCAACTTGCTGTCGAAGGATGTCTTGGATTGGGGTTTCCACGAAACTACCTGCTTTCCATTCACGACACCATACTGGTTGTCTTTTAATAGTAAACCGATGGTTGCTTTCAACTCATCTTCTTCAACACCCAACAACTTCTTTTGTTGCTGTACTTCACTTAACCGTGTGAACACTTCAGCGTACTCAGTGAGATCGGCTGTCTCACTACTGGAGTCCACATATGCGGCTGACACTTCATCGTATGTTGCAGGCCATTCGGCAGGGATACTACCGAGTTTGATCCACCACACAAACTCTGTGACAGCACCGATGTGCAACAGTTTTTCTTCCATAGTGACCGGCTGGCGGTGAACATGTAGGTCGAGGGTACTGTCAAAGATACCCCAAATGATTTCGTCTACGTTGGCACAGATAGCTTGATGTACACCCTGCCAGTACCAGTAGCGAGGCATCACGCCATCCCATTCACGGTTGTAAGTTTTGATTTCGGCAACAACTTTTGGTTGACAAAAATCTTTGAGGTATGACTCTTTGTCTACACCGTCAAGAGTCGCAACCATTGGGCTACCAGAGTTCTCAATCGCATACATGACTGACGGTTCGATCAGTTCGACACCGATCTCGTCACCCAACCATTCAAGAAGTGTGGCTTCCAAACGGTTACCTCGTTCCATAGCACGATTCGTTTCAGTAAAAACAGGCTCATCAGCCATCTTCGCTACAGCCAAACCGTACTTACTGATAAACCGATGCTCACCATGTACAGCAGCAGCTTCCGATGCTGAGATACGAGGGTTACCTTCCTCGTCACGATGTCTGGCTTTAAGCCATTCCATCGACCCGTGGGGTGGTTTAATAAATGTTGATGACATATCTCTCTCTTTCGTTGTTTGGTTTTACTTTACACTAGGGGTGTATGGAAGTCAATCCAATTCTTGATTCCAATTCACTGGCATATGGATAGCTAGCGAGTACACGTTAACAATGTTCTCCCACGGAATGTGGTTGATATCGCCAACAACTTCAGGTTCTTCAGCATTGTTCATAACCGTACCAACCAAAGTCATATAACCAGGCTTGCACTTAGGCCATACCCAGCCGACAGTGATCGGCATAACAACCTCAGGTTCGTACCCGTCAGTGAAAGTCCACGATGAGTCACCACCGGCATGAGCGTCACGCCACTGCACAACAACCATCGGCCAAGTAGGGTCATCCGAATCGTAAACTTCATTCATCGGGTTCTTCGGTGGGAACGCCGACTGATCCGCACTCTGAGCATCGTCTTCCATCCCGTTGTCTCCAATACTCATCGCATTTTTCGCAGTACAGATATTCTGTCACACATACAGTTTACCTCGCCACCACGCCCTACCGCTATGGATCGGGATTTGCTCATACCAAAATTCCCCGTCACCAGGCTGGTATGTGACAACCGCTAATCCTTGTTGCCAATCTTCGACAATAGGTAAGGGTCTTCCGTCGAGGTCGATGCCACCCTTTGTCGAAGGAACTGCACCATCTGTCTTAGCGAGTGTACCTGGTGAAGCTGCAAGGATGGTTTTTGCGCCATCGTAATCTTCACGTGACCGTTCTGCCCATTCACGCCTGTGGATGTGTCCGAATACCACGCTGGTTTTTGATGTCGCAAGGTATTTATGGGCCGTGGAGCTTCCGCTTGCCACTTTGTCTCCGTGGATGACCCTGATACGTTCGTTGATCCAGTACGACGAGGCGGGGTAGCCAGCCAAATACCTAATCCGATACTCATTGAAACGACACAGATGAGGGACACTGAGAATAGGCCAACTATCCGGTGTGTTACCTCTGCGTAAACCGAACGCTGCTTTGGCGTTGTCAAGGACATAGTTGGGTAGCCTTTCTTCGTGGTTTCCTGCGAGCCATACGATGTCTGCGTTGGGGGCGGCTGCCCGTAGTTCGGCAGAGAACTTGGTTGCTCGATCAATGGATGCTTGGGTTGTTTGGGCGAACGCAGGGGACAGACGGTACTTGCCGAATTCGGGGAAGTCCATGTTGTCACCTACGAGGATTACTTTTTCAGGGTTACTTGTAGCCACAATATTGAGAGCGATAGTTAACGCTGTCTCGTCGTGGGTTGATACAAGATCGCCGTTGCTGTCACGGTAGTAACCGAACTGGATATCGGGCAGGATCACTGCTGTCTCATACCCATCAGGTTTTGTTATCGGTTTCGGTAACACCATTTTGACATTGGTTGGTTTACCAGGGTTAATAACAGGCCATTGTGGGCCTGTCTCCCATGCCGGCGAGAACTGGATGCCCATGAGGTCATGGATTTCTGCTTCGCCTTCATCGTTTTTGGTGAGGGACTGGTAGATGGATACTCGACCGATCTGCCCTACTTCTTCGACGTTGATCCCTTGTCGTTCAAGTAAGTCTGCGATTTTGCCGAGGACTTCTTTGCGGTTAGCGGGTGGGCCTGCTGCTAGTTCTTCACTTAATGCCACAAGAACACTTCCCTTCCAAATGCTTGCGTAAAGCAAGTTTGCCTAAAGCGTAACCGTTTTCTGCTAACACTTTGCGTAACCATACACTAGTCCACGGGTACATACCTGACTTTTTGTCGGCTTCTGATCCTTCTTTAATTTTGTTGATCGCACTGACAAGAGCTAATCGTTCAACTTTGTCTAAATCATCAAGAAGAAATTTGACTTTGCAATCAAAATATTTAGGGTTGTTTGGCTGCTTGTATAACTGTTCTGCGAGACTCATGTTCCTCCAGTTTGTCTATGATGAAACCAAGACGGTCGCCATCATCTCTCCCTTTAGGTATCACTCTAGTTAAGTAATACCTGATTTCAGGGTACAGTTGACTAAGTTCGGTACACAATGTCAAGCATCTCCTATAAAAAAGCCTGTGGGCTGGTTGTTTGTTATTCTTCAGACTGGTGAGCATGCCAGTCTATATGCTTGTCTAGTCGCCGGCGCACAGTTTTCATGTCGTCACGAACTTCGGTCAACAGTTTGATTGATTGACCGTGTTGCTCAGTGTTTCTTTTATCGAAACGAGATAAGAACCACATCACAGGGCCGCCGATTAGAGCAACCGCAATGGGTACTAACACTAACTCCACGACTCACTCGTCGTCGTTATTAGATTTGTTTGAGAGAGCAGCTCCAGCGGCGAGACCCGTCAATGCACCTGTAATGCCAGCAGTCAACGGACTTAATATCTCAAACATCTTAATATCTGCTTCGGCCATCTTGTCAGGCTGGTAAACAAAAATAAGCGAGTACAAGAGTCCACCTACGATGAACGCTAAAACTCCTGCGAGTGTGAGAACAAGCAATGCACGTACTCGTGCTGCGATCTCATCCGGCGATAGTCGTTTGCGGGGGTTCTTGGTTTCTTGGGTCATCAGCGGGATTCCTATAGCGATCAGAACATGCGGTTAAAAAAGAAGCTAACAGCACACAGCCTACGATGGCTAAGTTAAGTCGGCTACGGGTAATCATACACCAATTTTAGCAGGTTTGTTACTTGTCTATCATGCTCGCACTAATAAATAAGGCGAGGCTGACAGCACTGGCGATCAGGCCGATGGTTTGGGTTTTCCCTGACAAGGTAATGATGACCAACACGAGTCCTGATGCCATTACGCCTGCTTCAAAGAGGGTTTTCCACATTTTCATTTTGTCTGCTTTCTGTTTGCTATGGGCATTGTTGCGCCGATTGCGGCGGTTGCGGCGGTGACTGTGCGTCGGGTTGATACGGATACGCTTGATCCGAGGGGAACATAGGTGTCGAATGTTCCGTCAAAGACGTTGATTTCTTCCTCGAAAGCTTCTCGTACTTCGGGGGGTGCGTCTTGGACTGCGGCTACTATTTCGGCGGCTTCTTCGGGGGTGAGTTCGTCGACGATGATGGCATCAAAGATTTCGGTGGCTTCGTCTGCGGTGACTGTGGCGAGGACTTCTGGGTCGGTAGCGTAGGCGACCGCTATTTCGGGTTCTACGGCTTCCCCTTCTTCAATCGGGGGCAATGTCGTAGTTGTGGTTTCGGGGCTGTCAGGGGCGGTCTCAGGGGGTTCTGAGGTGGTCTCTGTAGGCGTTGATGTAGTCGGGATGGTAGTCGTCGCTGTCGTAGTAGGCGGCGAGGTTGTCGTCAACGGGGGTACGCCAGTAGTCGTCACGGTGGGTGGAGCTTCCGTTACAGGGACAGTCGTCTGTGGGACAGTAGTAGAACTTGTCGTCGGAAGGATCGTGGATGTTGTTGGCATTTCCCATGTTGTCGTGGTCTCCGGTATTGAGGTGGTGGAGGATGTGGTTGACGGTGGCTCGCCAGGCAACAGCGTTGTTGTAGGCAATTCTGCAAGGGTCGTCGTCGAAGATACTTCGGGTGGGAGCGATGTTGTCACCTCAGTTGTAGTCGTCGGGTCGGTTTGTAACCCGTTGTAATACAGTTCGTACTGGATATTCCATTCGCCACCTCCCCGCCATACGTCAGGTTCGTAGCAACAAGTAGATGCCCGTAAACGGTATCGGCCTGCGGGTACTTCTATCTCTATACGGGATTGTAACCCAACAAAGTCGTCATTGGTGACCAATAACACCCCTTCTTCTGTGTATAACCAGAGTTGGGGGTCTGACAAAAATGTATCAGATTGATATGTTCTTGCCACAAACAGGGTTGGTTCAGAGTAGTCAAACCAAAAGTCTGTGGGTTGGGTAACAAGGATTGTTGCTTCAGCCGAAGCGGGAGTAACGAAAGCTAGGGCTGATACAAAAACTAGGGTAATGCGAAGTATGTATCTCAACGAACGTCAAGAGTTGGGAACGCTGCGAGAGCATCAGTAACTGCTTGTGGCAATGTGTCGCCGGCTACATAGCGGATATGCCACGCTTCGGCGTTTGCACCGTCACGAACTTCCCATGAGAAACCGAACTTGAGAGCGTTGCTTGTTAAGAATCCGTCACCGAGCAACCAGTCCAAACGCTTACCTGACGCACTGGCCACATCGATTGCAAGACCCCAACCATGATTACTGGTGGAAGGGCTTCCAGCAGGGGCGACACCCTTCTTCAAATACCATGTCTTACCCATGTAGGTGCGTGTCACTTGTGGTGTACGACCGGTGGGTGCGGCTTCGTAACGGGCGTTGAATAACTTGATTTGTTCGGGTAGTGGGCGGTATGCGCCGACATGCTTCAGTTCGATCCCGTCGAAGTATGCGGCGAGTTGCATGGCGTTCCATGCGGTTGCTGCTAGACGGTGGAGTTTGCCTCCTGGTGATTTGATGTCTCGTAGTAGGGCGGGGTTGATTTCGCCGTTCTTTTGTCCTGCGAGATCGGAGGGCATGATGATGGGGAGTACGGTGTATGTTGTCATTTTTTTCTTTCTAGTTGTAAACCAATGTGATAAGACCGGAGAAATCTCTGTTACCTAATAAGAAACCTGGTTGAGTATCGTGGAAGTACATGCCAATACCTTGTGCAGTCCCGTCTTGTAATGCGTTGATCGCTGTGTAATCCAACGACACATAAGCTGAAGCACTGTTACCACTCAAATATGTCGTCAATGCGTTACCACTAAACGTGGCAGCACCTGAAGCACTACTTAAATTGTGTGTTTTGAGATAGAACGTTCCTGAGTTACCACGATTGGTATCAGTTGAAGCAGCACGTTTAACAAAGATTGTGCCAGTGTCAGCGTTCCATCCTCGACATGCTGTCTTGATTGTGTCAGCTCCGTAGAACCAGCAACCGTATGCTCGATCAGATGTGGAGTAGCCGACAATACCTTCTGTGGTTGTGCCAAGCCATGCACTATTTGCAAGGTTGCGAGAATCTGCGGCAGTGTTAACAAAACTGTATGTACCGTACGGTCGAGTATTAGTAAATGCAGAATATTGGCCAGTGGTTGAACCGTCAGTGCTGTTACCTGCATTGTCGGTAGCCACAAGATAATAGTAAACCTGGTAATGGTTGCCTGTTGGAGTATTTCTATACGATGTTGAAATAGCCATAGAAGTAGAACCGCTACTTGTGGGCGTAGGAATTGAATAAGTATTGCCAGCGATATAACTGTTTGTAGTTACATTGTAGAAATACTGGTACAACGTTGCTGAAGCAACACCAGACCCAGCATCGGTAATAGCAGACCAAGAAACGGTGTCTGCTGTACCACCTGAAGTAACACTTGGAGTATTAAGAGTTGGGCCAGTCACATCATACTCGTAAACGGTACGCCAAGTACCAGCAGCATAAGCATAAATATTTTTGACACCTTGAAATGTCCCGCTTACTTTGACATATGGTTGGTCAGTGCCAGTTAATTCTTGCCATGTTCCAGAAACATTTACATAAGTAGGCATATCAGTATTTGAACCAAATATCGCCATCTGCGCCACCAGTAGGGCTAGCAGTAGAAATTGTGATTGTCTTATTAGCACCAGAAGCTGTAGTGAACACGCCAGCAAGTTTACCTGCCGTGATACCAGCAGAAGCATTGACATCGGCGTTAAGAATCGTACCATCAAGAATCATTGTGCTAGTCACAGTTCCGGTATCTGCGGCTGTGATTGCAGTACCACTAATCTTTGTTTTAGTAATAGCGGCAGCAGCATTGATATCTGCATCGACAATAGTCCCATCAACAAGGTTTGCTGAAGCAACAGTAATCGTTGTCGGTAAAACACCAGTACCCAACTTGGTAAGAGTGATAGCAGCCGAAGCATTGATGTCAGCATCGACAATAGTTCCGTCAGCGATCTTGGCAGAGGTGACAGCACCGTCAGCAAGTTTGCCTGTCGTAACAGCAAGGTTCACAATCGCAGCAGTATCAACCGCATCGTCAGCTAACTCCGAAGCACCGACAGCATTAGCGGCGATCTCGTCAGCACCGACAGCACCAGTAGCGATCTTTGCCGCTGTAATAGCATCATCAGCGATACCGGCAGTAGCGACCTGACCCCACTCAGGAGCAGTCGCACTACTATTTACCTTCAACACTTGGGCCGCAGTACCAATACCGACACGACCGAATGTAGAAGCACCATGAATAAGAATGTCACCCTGCGTCGTCAGCGTCGAAGCCAATTCGTTCGCTTCATCAGCGTCAGTAGCAGTGAAAACAGGGTAGATGGTTGAGCCGGCGGCATGTAAGAACGCTGTCGTACCATCCATGCCACGGTTAGCGGCAACAGAAGGAGTCGCATAAATGTTTACGCCAGTGTCAGTAGCACCAGAACGAGTGACAAGCATCTTTTCTTCGTTAGAAGTACCAGGTTCAACCACCACAAAGAATGGGGCAGAACCGTAAGGCCAACCCGTGTAAGCGGTAATAGTAAAAGTGGTTGCACCTGAAGCTGCGATACTTGTACCGATTGTGGTACTTGCTGCACCACCCTTATATGATCTGCGTGTCTTTGCCATGATAATCCTTATGCTGTGAGTGAACGTAAAGTAATAACTGCTGTACCATCAAAAATCCAGTTCTTGACATGAGAGTCAACTGGTATCCATTCGACGTTTTCAACAAT